GACCTTGAACCGTCTATAATGAATGCAATGTTGCAAGCACTTAATAGAGTTCACGACATAATGAAACGTGGGGACTTGAATCCTGACTATATTATGATGGACGGCGATGCAACCTTAGAACCGTTTACGGATAGGTTTGAGAATAAATTAGCAGGTTGGGCTATGACATTCGATGTTATTATGGTTTCCGATATGACTATTTGCGATACTGGATTTACAAGTGGTTGCCCAAATGTAACGGTAACAGATGGCGATGAAACAATACAAGTCTTAGCAGGTGGCACTTATACTTGTGAGGGTGGTTCAGCTTCGGTTGTTGTAAGTAATTCAAACGACACTTATTTAGTAACAACAGATGAAAATCTTGTACTACCTAATACAACAGTTAACGTTTATGTAGACGGCATATTAAATCAAACGGGAACGATTATAACACTTGACCCAAATTCAGTAATAAATATCACAGTATGAGTTTAGATATAAATTTAACAAACGTACAATCAAAAGCAATAGTAGTTTCAACTAATCAAACAGCAGTTAACGATGCTATTTACACCGTTGTCGCAAACGCCACGTTTACTGACCCCTCACCAGTTGAGGGTAAAGGTTATCGAGTATTTGTAAGAAATGCAACAGCAACTATAAACGCAGTAGCTTATACGGAAGGCACAACTATTTTAAGATTGTTTCATTCTGGCAGTTGGACTTCTTACGTTTCGTTACCTGATTCTAATTTTGTACCAACTTCACGAACAATCAACGGTTACAACCTTAGCGCAAACAGAACATTAACAGCTTCCGATGTGGGCGCACCTAGTGGAAGCGGAAGCAGTACGGGAACAAACACGGGTGACGAAACGCAAGCCTCAATACTTTCAAAGTTGGGGATTTGGAATATACAAGACCAAACATCAGGGACGGCATCAAGTGGAACAACTCTCACGATAACAAAATCAATAGCTTTGCCAAGTGTGCCAAGTTTCTTGAATTTTAGAGCCGTATTTTTTAAGACCAATAGTAATGGAGCTTATACGGTTAGAGCATATTTAAGCGAAGTTGATAATAACATAGGAGGTACTGCTATACAGATAGCAGTAGTTACGGGAGCGAATGCAGCAGTTAATAATTTACCTATGAAAAGAACATTTGACATTATAGGTGGTAATATTATTGGACTTCAAGCGGGTAACTCACAAGTAACTGATGACATAAATAGTTCTTCTGTAAGATTAAATACACCTATTCCGACTGGAACACCTTTGTATTTGATTTTCACCGTTCAATGCGTTAATGCATCTGATTCAGCGAGATTTGAAAGTATTCAATTAAATAATTTTAGTTTTTAATTATGTATTCAATCATTGACACTACTACAAATCAACTACTATTTGCAAAATCTGATAATGTAGTTTTAGAAGGACAAGTTGCTGTTGAGCAAATTTGCACAATTGAAAGGGAAAACCCTTTTGATTCAGAAATATTTTATAATTTTGAAACTCAACAATTTTACATACAATGATTAAAGAGTGGTTTGAACTATCGAAAAAATACGGGGCTAAAGAATTAAGTTTCGTTTGTGCAATTGTATTCCTTTACAATATGAATATGAAAACAGAACGCAAGTTAGAAACTATTGAAGCCCGTCTTTATGATTGTTTAGATGACAAGGCGCAAATGAGCCGAAACGCACAATTTCCAACAAAAGAAAGTTACAAACTACTCGCAATACTACCAAATGAAAAAAATAATTTACGACACACTCGCACCAAAAGGGACGTTTGAGCAGAAGCGAGTAGCATCGTTTACAGCGTTTTGGGTTGCCGTTGGACTTGCTGTTTACGGATTTCATTACGATATAGTTTTGATATTTATAGGATATTCAGCAACAGCAATCGGTTTAAATGTATGGAATAAGAAGATTGATAAGGAATAATTACTAAATTCGCACTTTCATATTCGTTTTTTTTAAGGTTAGGAAAGCCGTTTGTTAATTCAGACGGTTTTTTTTTATGCCTAATTTTCATATAGTTAAAAAATAATTGTAAAATAATATTACAAAATTTATGTATTAATACATAATTAATGTATATTTGTAGAAAATTAAACAATATGGACTACAAAGATTTAAGAAAAGAGTTAATGAGTTGGTTACCTACACAAGGTATTTACACGTTAACTGAAGCTACAAGAATAGCAAATGTAAACTACAACGCTATTTACAATCAATTGAATGATAGGAGTGAAATAAAACTATCAACAATCAACGAATTAGTGCAAAACCTAAATGAGAAATTTTGCATTAAAGTAATTGAGGATAAACCTATAATTGTAAGGAGATGAAAAAACACGAGATTAGAGTCACGATTGACTCAACACCAAAGCAACAGAAAGCTATTGAGGTTCTAAATAGGTATAATGAGCCGATTTGGCAAGATGAAGAATCTATGGATTTTTTAGAAGGTTATAACTCTTTAGTTTTTGGATTAAATATCCCACGTTGGTGGATAGGTAGTAATACCACTTTGGAAGCACGAACACAAATAACCTTAGACGAATTAGAAACAATCTTAAAAAACGAATCAAAATGAAAAAAGAAAACATTTACGTTGAAATTACCAACGAACCCGAAAGATTAAGAGCAATTGAAATATTGCAGAATGCTGGGGAGGAGATATGGATTTGTAGTGATTTCTTAAAAAGAAACAATTTTGGAAATCTTAGTTTTCACAATGAAGATAAAGATTGGGGGTATTACTCAGGTAATACCAAAATCACCCTCGACGAACTCGAATCACTTTTAAACCATAAGAAATCAAATGTATTTACCGATGTTCAAGAATGGATTAGAGAAAATTGTCCCGAAAGAGAATATACGTTTGTAAATAGAAAATTACCTGAATGCTTTAAAGAACTTGAAAGACACCTAAAAAACGACTACCCGAAAGGAACGGAGATTAAGATTAGCAAGGATAAAATCGAGATTTACCACTCATAACCACAATAAGCCGTTCGTCATAATTCCACAAATCGGACGGCTTTTAACTTTAAATTTACGATATGAAACTAAGAGAAAAATTTATGACCGTTTGCGCTGGATGTGACGGAACGGGCGAATACGAAGAACCGATTGGAGGTTTTGAAAATTCAGTAACTTACAAAACTACTCAATGCGATTGTGAGAATGGTAAGGAGTTGGACTGGCGAAAAGTTGATAGTGAGATTAAAACGACGAAAGAACGTTTAGAAGTTCTCAATCTTAATGAAAAAATTTACATTGATTTATGTAAAGATTATTGCAAAGAGAAAAAAGAAAATTTAACGTTTAAGTCTTTCGAGTTGTTTATGAAAAATCAATCTGAAATAGAAGAACTTGAATTGTATTTAGCTGAATTAGAAGTAATCGAATGAAAACAATCACAATAAACCTAACTTGCGAAGATTCTCACTACCTTACTTTGGTACTTGAGAAAGCATCACAGCAAATCAAACAAGGTGGTGAAAAAGGTAGTTTCACTTCACAAGGTATTCAAGTCAATTACACGGTTGAAAGTATTGATTGCGCTAAACCTGAAAGAGAAGTAAGGAGGGAAATGATAAACGGAGTTATTCACGAAATTGTAAAATCTAAGATATGAAACACCTATTAAAAACAGAAACCAACGGCAAACCAAACTATCAGATAGTAGATAAAAGCCACGATTTACCAAAGGACACAAAGTATTTTATCCCCTATCGTCCTTGCATCTACAAAGGGGTTGAATGTGCAATAATTGAAACGTCAATAAACAATGTATTGATTCTATTTGAGAATAAAGAAATTAGAGTTAATCATCAAGCAATAACCACTTATCAGTAACATTAACCGTTTATCACAATAGCGGTCAAGCGAATGAAGATAGTGAGTAGATTTGAATATGAAATTAAACAAGGGTCTGCGACCTAACCCCTCCGAAGTTGAAACCTGGGAAGTTAAAACTGACGTGAACGATAAAGGAGGGGTTTTTAAAACGTAACTAATAAACAACCCCCGAAGCCTGATTAATCACGAATTGAGGGGGTTTAACAAGTAACAAGTAAAACAAATAATATGAACACTTACCACATCACAATTGGCGCATTAGCCTTAATCGGGACGGGATTCTCGATTCTTTTAACACTAAAGTACATCACTTTGAAAACGTACTACAAGCGTAAATGCCAAAGACACGATGAGCTTAATGAGCAACACTCTAAGTTAATTGAGGACTTTCAAGAACACAAGAAACGTTCTGAAATTATGCTACGTGACACCTTAGCAGAAAACAAGCGTAAAGATGCTAAATTGTTAGCTAAAAATCAAGAGATTCAACAACTTAAAGAACAAGCGAAATGACAGCAGTAGAATGGTTATGTAGCCAAATTTATACCATTCAAGTAGAACTTGAAGCTGGTAACAATCACTTAAAAAATAAAATTGAACAAGCCAAAGAAATGGAGAGGCAACAGATAATTTTCCATTCAGTTGAATTGTGCAAATTACTACTTAGTAATCCAATTGAAAAAAGCGGAAAACAACCAAACGAATTAATAGAAAGCTATTTTAAACAAAACTTTTAAACCCCAATAAAATGAACGAAAGACACCTAAAAGAAACAATCCAGCGACAAGCGGATAAAATCAAAGAATTAGAAGCTGATTGGCTTGACGAATACACTAAATGTCAGTTGATAGGAAAAGAGTTGACTAAACTTCAAAACATTCAAAACTACCTATTAGACCGACTGAAAGACAATGAGGAGTTTCAGCAAGTTATTAGAGATTTGGAAGGAGGTCACGAATGTTAAGTGCAACGGAATTAAGAATTGGTAATTATGTTTATGATACATTAGGCAAAGTAAATCAAATAGATTTAGAGGCAATTACTTATATTATAAAAGAACCGCTTAATCAAGTACAACCTATCCCACTAACTGAAGAATGGTTGTTGAAGTTTGGGTTTTACAAAAACATTGATACTGAATTATTTGAGAAAGACGGTTTTCAAATTGACTTAAGCGTTATAAAATGTTTGTTTTATTTACCTGAATTTGGGGATTGGTATAAAGAATTAGAATACGTCCACCAACTTCAAAACCTTTTTTATTGTCTTTGTGGTGAAGAATTAACTTTAAACAATCAGTTATGAAAAAACTAAACCTTATGCTAGCCTACATTTTAACGATGGCGATAGCAGTACCGACAGCTTCAATTCTTGTAATCAGAAAAAACAAGAAGGCTAAAATGGAAATGAAACGAGAGTATGTTGATTCAGTAAAAATTAAGTGATGACTAGGGAGGAAAAAAGAAAGATTTATCAAGATAATTATAACCGAATAAATAAAGATAAAATAGCATTATTTAAAAAACGTTATAGAGAAGAAAATCGCGAAAAAGTCAGAAAAGCATCAAGGGAAAGGTATAATAATAACAAAGAGTTTTTAAGTAAACAAACTGCAGAAAAACAAAAATATTATGCAGACAATTTACACGATGCTTATATGAAACAACATTTAAGAAAGTTAGGTTATAAAAAAGAAGAAATAACAAAACATCCTGAAATAAAAGAAGTAATTAAATTAATAATTAAAACAAAAAGGTTATGCAAAATATCACAGAATTAAGAACAAGTCTTAGTGATAATTACACTAAAATGAAAGCTGGTAAAATGGGTTTAAATGTTGGTAAGGAATTAGCAAATACAGCGGGTAAAATAATTAACTCATTAAAAGTAGAATTAGAATACAACTCTATGATGGACATTAAAGAAGAAATAGATTTTCTTAAAAAAACAAAACAATGAAACCAAACTACCTAAAAATTAGCGCATTCTTACTGGGTGCGCTTTATATCGTTGGAATGCTTTATTTCTTATACGGTTGTTCAGCTAACTATCACTTTACCAAATTCATAAACAAAGGCGGTAAAATCGACACAATTAGCAAAGTTGTAACGGTCGAAAAAGTAATTAAGATAAACGGCAAGGATTCAATAATATTCGTTCAGATGCCGTTAAATTGCCCTGAGGTACAAATACCACCAACACGTCAAGAAATACGCTATAAGTACAAGTTAAAGCGTGATAGCATTGAAACGGTAAGGTATGTTACTAAGTGGAAAGTAAAAGAACACACAAAAACGGTAAGGATTGAAGATAAAAGCAATAAAAAATCTAATTGGTTTATGTGGTTAGTTGTTGGATTTGGTATTGCGCAAGGTTTAAATTTAGCGTGGTTTATAATTAAGAGAAAATGAACATCCGCAACCTACTCTACGAATTATTAATAACTTTGATTATCAGTTACATTATTTACTTAATATTTTTGAAATGAAATATATATCTTTTACACTTCTTACTTTATGGTCATTATATATGATTATAGTAAATGGAAATCTTCGGGTTTCAGATAATTATTTTTTATGGTTATTATCAGTTGCTTCAATTTTTTATTCAGCTTTTAGCATTATTAAATTTTTAAAAGATAAAAATATATTATGAAACCAACTATCGACCAAGTAATCAAAGCAATGGAAAAAATCGGAGCAACTATATTTCGTGAGCCGTTTAGTATTAATCTTTTCGGAGTGCGCACAAATGAAAATACAGCGGACACTTTCAATGATTGGGGCGGTGCTTTCTATTGGGACGACAAAGGCAAACGCCACGAGTTAATTATTCCAATTACAACAGATGCAGGAGTTTATTATAGATTGAAGCCAATGAATAAGTTGGGAACTGCTATTTTAGTACACGATAAACAATATCGCGGTTGTTATCATTTACTCGATAACGGTCATATGAAGCAAAAAGCATTTAGGCAAGTTTTACCAATGTGGTACTGGCGTGATAATGATAAAGATTCACAACTCGAAAGCGGTGGTAAAATCTATGAAGAAATTGCATTTACAAACTTTCACTATATGGGAAAAGGGAATAAGGTTGGTAATTGGTCTGCAGGTTGTCAAGGTGCAAGCGTGGCGAATATGAATGCTTTATTTAAGTTTGTTGAGGTACAAAAAGGACGTGTTTATTCTTATACTTTGATCCACGAAACTACACTATAAATTCGGAGTTGAACGCCTGAATTTTGAGCCACTTTTATAAGGTGGCTTTTTTATTTTAAATTATTTTTAATAAAAAGTGCTAATAATTAAATAATAGTACTTATATTTGTGGACACTTTAAAACTAACGAAATGACTGGAACATTTATTTACTTACTGATTCTTTATTCAATAGTAGCAACTATTAAAATTTTAACACTTAAAACCAAATGAAAAACGAAAGAAATGCAGGACGAAAGCCAGTACCTGATGGAGTGCTAGTCAAAACGACAGTACCAAGAAACAAGGTAAAAAAACTTAAAGATTATTCAAAAGAACTTATTAAAGAATATTACGATGAAACTAGACCCACGACTACAATTTATTAAAGACCCGATTGTTATATTTTGCATAGTAGCAATTTTAACACTAACGGCAATCTATTTGTGTAACGAACACCCCGAAAAATTACCGTTATGACACAAGAACAGAAAATCCTCGCAGTATTTGGAATATTGCCAGTTATAGCCGATCTAATGGAAGATATACCACTTTGTCGAATGGTAAAAGTACGTGGTAACAAGTTTATCGAAGAAGTCCGAAAAGTTGATAATATCATTATCGCAGACGCTGAACTCGAAGCGCAATCGCAACAAGTGAACATACAGCGAGCGTTTCGTCAATGGTTAGAAACTGAATTTGTAGAGGAATGAAAAGTGAACACAGATTCCCGTATAACTGGACTTTAAAAGATGCAGTTTTCACAAAGGACAAAGGTAAAGTTTTTAGTTGCTTTGCTTGTGGTGGTGGCTCAACAATGGGTTATAAATTGGCAGGTTTTGACGTGTTAGGATGCAATGAGATTGACCCTAAAATGATTGAAGCGTACAAAGTAAATCACAATCCAAAATACGCTTATTTAGAGCCTATTCAAACGTTTAAACTTAGAAACGATTTACCACAAGAATTGTATAACCTTGATATTTTAGACGGTTCACCGCCTTGCAGTAGTTTTTCAATAGCTGGAAATCGTGAAAAGGATTGGGGAAAAGAAAAGGTATTTAGAGAGGGGCAAGCAGAACAAGTTTTAGACACTTTGTTTTTTGACTTTATTGAATTAGCTGAAAAGTTACAACCTAAAATAGTAGTTGCTGAAAACGTTAAAGGCTTACTTTTAGGCGATGCGAAACAATACGTTAGGAAAATATACACCGAATTTGACAAAGCAGGTTATTACGTGCAACATTGGTTATTAGATGCTTCTAAAATGGGAGTGCCACAAAGACGTGAAAGAGTGTTTTTTATTGCTTTGAGAAAAGATTTAGCCGCTCCGTTTATGTTTCAAAAAGATATGTTTACGGAAGTGCCAAAGTTAGAATTGGAGTTTAATGAGAAAGGAATTGTTTTTAGTGAAATTGAAGATAATTTAGGTGAAAAACTAAACGTTAAAAATATTACTTACCAAAGATGGTTAAAGAGAATTATTACAGACCATTCATTTGGAGATATTACAGCAAGAATAAACGGAAAAGGTAGTGATTTTAATACTAATATAATTCATTCACACGAAATATTTCCAACGGTTGTTTCTAAAGGGTGCGAGATAAAATACAATTTACCAATTAAAATAAGTAAAAGTGAATATTGCAAAATAGGAACTTATCCGGGTGACTATAATTTTTTAACAAATAAAGCGTCTTATCTAATCGGAATGTCTGTACCACCTGTTATGACAGCACAAATAGCAACAGAAATTTATAATCAATGGCTTAGTAAAATTTAAACAATATGATAAACCAAAAATTCAAAAACACAACCCGAAACCAAATCGTACAAGTGACGAAACGAGGGAACAACGTACACAAAAAAGAAGATACCGAGGTAACAGCTGGTATCAAAGTGCAATACACCGTTATTCAATCCACAAGCGATAATCCGTTAAAGGAGTTCGTTTGTACTGAGGAGAGGTTTAATAGATTATACGAAACAATTTAAAATCAAATAAGTATGTACACAACAAAAGGAACGATTAAGGTAATTAATCAAACGCAAGTAATTAGCGAAAGTTTTAGTAAAAGAGAATTTGTAATTGAAACAGACGGGCAATATCCAAAGCCAAACGCATTTCAAGTTACAAAAGACAAATGCAGTCTATTGGATAATTTTAAAGTAGGTCAACAAGTTGAAGTATTTTGGAACTTAAACGGAAAAGAATGGACATCTCCCGCTGGAGAAGTAAAGTACTTCAATACGCTTGAAGCGTGGCGACTTGAACGATTAGATGGTAACGGAGAAAGTATTCAGGACAAAGCACGTGTTGACCAAATGAAAGCACACGCACTAAACGAAGAAGAATCGGATCTTCCGTTTTAGAATTAATACTCCCGTTTTAACCACTCATCAAACTCTACAACCGTTCATCACATAACCAAGCGGTGAACGGTTATTTAAAAGTAAATTAGCAAAAAAAAACAAATATGGAAACAAAAAACATTTATCAAAAATTACACGAGGCGAAACTCGAAATTGGAAAAGTAGCAAAGAATGCTAAAAATCCACACTTCAAAAACACGTATGCGGATTTAAACGCATTAATTGAAGCGGTTGAACCGATACTACTTGAAAAAGGTTTAGTGTTGTTACAACCGATTAAAGAGGGCAAAGTGTTCACTATTATTACAAGTATTGTAGATAGTTACTCAGTTGAAAGCTATATTGATTTACCAAACAATTTAAACCCTCAACAGTTAGGAAGTGCAGTTACTTATTTTAGACGTTACACACTTCAATCTTTACTTTCCTTACAAGCAGTTGACGATGACGGGCAACACGCTTCGCAACCCGTTAAAGCGCAGAAAAAAGAATGCGACGATAAAACCTTTGAAGTTGTTAAGAAAGCGATATTAGACGGCAAGAAAACAGTTGAACAAGCTAAAGAAGTATTTATATTCACGGGAACGCAGAATATTGAACTTTTAAACCTTAAGAAATGAATTTAGCAGACATCGAAGCGTTCTGGAACAATCGAGGACACTTTAACATTGAATTATATTTGAATTATTTACGAGCAAAAAACAACAAATAATATGGAAAACATGGAAGATTTCGGAGTTGACCTCCAAGCAAAAGAACACGATTACCAAACAGCGCAGCCGAACGTAATCGAAAAAACAACGCAAGGAATCAACGCAATAGTTGAAGCAGTTGAAAATGGAGTTGTAAACCCCTTAGATGCGTTTGCATCTTTCAACAAACTAGAAAAGCTATTCAAAGAGGCAAAGGTAAAGATTGACGAACTGGCACGTGATGAAGCAGAAAAGTACACAGCGAAAACTTTTACTTTCGGTAACGTGGAATTTACACGCAAAGACGGTGCGAAGAAACTAAACTATTCAGAGGATTTACTTTATAGCAACCTACAAGCGAAGTTAAAAGCACGTGAGGAATTGTTAAAGGTAGCGCAGAAATCAACTATTTACGATGACGAAGGAGTTGAAGTTCCTAAGGTTAGTATTTCGCACAATAAAGATAGTTTGATGGTTAAATTTAAGTAACACGATCCAAATTAATTAAACCCCTGCATTTAGTTGTAGGGGTTTTTTTATGGTTTTACCTTTGTTTTGTTTTTTACCTATGCACAAAAACCATTGATTTTATTGGGTTTGCAAAGGATACATAGGTAAAACAACTAAAACGTATAGAGATATTATAAAACAATATTATTTTTTATTTTCTAAAATATATTTTTATTACTCTTGTTATATTATATAATTTATCCTTTTATCTTATACTATCCTATGCAAAGCCACACCGCTATTGACTTTTTAAAATATTTTTACCTATGTTTTACCTATACCTACCTTTGTTTTAGAAATTATTATTATATTTGCAAAGTGCAGTTTTGATTTAGCGGTCAAATGCAAAGGGTTCACGTTCCCACTGCACTTATTTTTTTTATTTACAACGTGAAACAAAAACGTATCTTATGAATATATCCTACTGGAGTGGAGTTAACCACGTTAAAAAAGACACTGAAAGAACAACTATTGATGAGTTTTTAGAACGCATTAAAAATGGTTATTGGAAAGACCAAGTTTCTTTGATTCGTTCAGAAAATGATACTGAAAGAAAGAAGTTACACAAGAAAACTTTACCAGCCGTAACTGTTGGAGGAACTTTTTACGAACGTTCAGAATCAAAACTTGAAAAACATAGCGGTTTTATTTGTATTGATGTTGATAATTATTCAGACAGAACAAGAATAGACCAAGACGAATACACTTATGCGTCGTTTATTTCAACTGGTGGAAATGGAATTGCAGTAATTTGTAAATGTGACCCGTTAAAGCATAAAGAAAGCTATAATTTTTTAGCAGAACATTACTTTGAAAGTTTTGGAATTACAGTTGACCCAGCACCAAAAAACGTAGCTTCAGCGCGATTTGTTTCTTTTGATGAAAATTTGTTTTTGAATCCAAAATCAAAGAAGCTAAAAACCAAAACCGAAAAGAAAAAATTACCGCCTAATTTATCAATATTAATTCCCAAAGGAGATATTGGTGAACTTGTAAATAAAGTTAACATTTCAGTAGTTGATAATTATTCAGATTATTTGAATTTATCTTTTGCGCTTGCAACGGGTTTTAGCGAAGATGGACGCGCATACTTTCATAAAATTTCCTCACTATCTGAAAAATATAATTCTGAACAAGCCGAAAAACAATACGATATTGCATTAAGACGTAATAATTTTGGAATTACCGTTGGTACTTTTTACTATTATCTGAAACAAGCAGGAGTTGATTTAAGTCAATACAATTCAGATAAAGCAATTTCAAAAGTGAAATTGAATAAAAGAATGAATACCCCAATAATTGAAGCAGTTAAAGAATTAGCAATTGAAAGAGGTATTGCAGAAAGTGAAGCGCAAGAGATAGTTAATGAGGTTTATTCGCGAAACGATTTAGATATTCGTCACGAATCCAGCGCGGAAAATATTATCATAAACGTTACTAATTATGTAATAAAAAAGTACAGCATTAAATACAATGTAATTACTCGAAAGAATGAATTGAACGGTAAACCAATGACCGACAAAGATTCAAATACTTTGTTTTTAGATTGCAGAATGACTTTTGACGATACGGCAATAACTTTCGATTTGGTTAATAGAATTATTGAAAGTAAAGCGGTAACGGATTACAACCCGTTTTTACTTTACATTGAAAATAATAAACATAAAATTTCGGGCGGTAATATTGATTTAATTTGTCAAACAATTGAAAGTGAAACGCATATTAAAAACCGATTTATTCGTAAATGGTTAATAGGAATTATAGCTTGCGTTTATGGTCACCCCGTTAGGTATGTACTTGCGTTAACAGGTGGTCAAAATACTGGAAAAACGGAATGGTTTAGAAGATTATTACCTGCATCACTACAAGCATATTATGGGGAATCTAATTTGGATCGTGGAAAAGATGATGAACTATTGATGTGTGAAAAATTGATTGTTGTTGATGACGAAATGGGCGGTAAATCAAAGCAAGACGAAAAGCGATTTAAAGAGTTGACCTCAAAAAATTACTTTTCTTTGCGCGCTTCTTATGGTAGGCACAACCAAGATTATAAGCGTTTAGCTATTTTAGCAGGAACTTCAAATGACCCTCAACTTATAAATGATAGTACGGGAAACACAAGGATTTTACCTATAAATGTAAAGTCAATAAACCACGATTTATATAATTCTATTGATAAAGATGAATTGTTTATGGAGTTGGTGCGCGCTTATGCAAGTGGCGAAGCGTACCAATTAGAAGAAACAGAATTTCAGATATTAAATGAAGTTTCTCGCGAATTTGAAAACATAGCTTTTGAACGCGAGTTGATAAGCAAGTTTTTTAAATTAGTTGTTGACCAAGGCGAATTTTTAACAGCAACCGAAATAAAAGATATTATTGAAATAAATACCAAACAGCGAATAATGTCAATGAAGAAATTTGGTAGTGAATTACGTAATTTATTTGGAACACCAAAACACCGCGACAAGGCACAAAAATATTGGGTGCAACGTAGAAAATTTAATCCTGAAATATTATGATAAACTTATACGATTATCAAGAGCAGTATATTTCAGAAATTAAAAGCTCATTTGCACAAGGTAAAAAAAAGATAGTTTTGTGTTCAGCAACTGGAAGTGGTAAAACGGTTATGTTTTCATTTATGACAAAACAAGCGTTTGAACGAAATAAAAAGATTTTGATTTTAACCGACCGAAAAGAATTGTTTTCTCAAAGTAGCGGTTCACTTATAAAAATGGGTTTACACGCTAAAGAAATAAAACCGAACTCAAAGGATAAACTAACGGGTAATTTGTTTGTCGCGATGTCGCAAACAATTCAAAGACGAATATACAAGCAAGAATATTTGGATTTGTTTTTAGGGTTGGATTTGATAATTATTGACGAAGCGCATAAATCTTCATTTGATTACATTTTTAAATACGTTTCAGAACGCACTTATGTAATTGGTGCAACAGCCACACCACACCGCGAGGGAAAACAAGAAAGTTTGGAATTGTTTTACGATGACATTATTCAAGTGATTGACACGCCCGATTTAATCGAAAAGGGTAAATTATCAAGTTGCAAAACGTATGGAGTAAAAGTTGATTTATCCAGCGTAAAAACAAAAGGCGGTGATTACGATGAAAAAAGTATGGCAGATAAATTTTCAGAAATACAACTTTACCACGGAGTTTATGAAAATTACACACGCATCGCACCAAATCAAAAAGCTATAATATTCGCTCCAAATATTCAAAGTAGTTTAGAACTTGTTAAGGATTGGCAAAACAAAGGTTTACCGATAAAACACGTTGATTGCTATATGAATGACCGCGAAGAAGTTGTAAAGTGGTTTACCGAAACTGAAAACGCTATAATTTCAAACTATGGAATTTTAACAACTGGATTCGATGTGCCAAATATTCAAGTAGTTATTCTTTACCGCGCGACAAAATCACTACCTTTATTCTTGCAAATGGTCGGGCGTGGTTCACGCGTTACAGATAGTAAAAGTTCTTTTACTTTATTGGATTTTGGCAACAATGTGAAGCGTCACAACTATTGGGAATTTCCACGAAGTTGGACTTTGAAGAAAAAAGAAAAAAAGGAAGGAGTTGCACCAATTAAAGAATGTCCCGAATGCGCTTATTTGATGCCAGCGCGAATTATGCAATGTCCTGAATGCGGTCACGAATTTGAACCAAGCCAAAAAGAAAAAGAAGCCAAAGAAATAGCGCGACTTGAATTATTACCTGGTCCACAAATAATGCAAATGGCAAAAACAGCGAGCATTATTGATTTGATTAAAATTCAGAAAGCCAAAGGTTACGCGAAACAATGGATTTACCACTATTTGAAAACAGCAAATGATTATAAAGAATACGGACGTTTAATGAAGTACCACTATAAATGGGCAGAACGAATAATACAAATGAAAAACTTATGACCCCTGAAGATGTAATACAGCAAAAATGTGTAATTTGGTTTAGAAACAATTACGGATTGAAAACACACAATCCACGATATTTATTATTTTCAGTTCCCAATTCGGGAAAAGACGTTAAAGAACAATCTTACAAAAAAGCTACAGGAATGATGGCAGGAGTTGCGGATTTAATTTTGTTAATGCCAAATGGAAAAACTATCTTTGTTGAAATGAAAACTGAAAAAGGAACGCAACAACCAAATCAAAAAGAATTTGAAGATGCAGTTTTAAAGTTAGGATTTACTTATATTATTTGTCGTAGCTTTGAAACGTTCCAGACTGAAATACAGAATTTAATACCTATTGAATGAAAAAACCACACCCAACAAGAATATTCAAAGAACCCGAAGAGCTTTTTAATGCGTGGCTTGAATACAAAGAACACGTAAAACTAGAATCACTTAAATGGGTTAAGGTTCAATACGTTGGAAAAGACGGCGAACGAGTTGAAGAACCGCAAAAAGTACCTTTAACAATGGAAGGATTTGAGATATTTTGCTATGATAATTACGGAACAGTTAAACATTACTTTGACAATAAACAAGGTTATTATGAAGTGTTTGGGGTTATCTGTTCGCGTATAAAACAAGAAATCCGACAAGACCAAATAACGGGCGGTTTGTTAGGGTTCTACAATCCAAGCATAACACAACGATTAAACGGATTGAAAGAATCAACAGAAACAACGATTATCGAACAACCACTTTTCCCAGATGAATAAATGGAATGGTTAGGGGAAATAGCTAAACACCACAAAGATTACGTTCGAACGATTAACAAGTTCGGCGAGTACTTCTACGCTGAAGATTTGGTACAAGAAATGTATTTAAGATTAGACCGAAACAAGCGACCCGAAGATATTATTGTTGACGGAAAAATAAACCAGTACTTTATTCACTTAACCCTTAAATCTATATTCTTAAATTTTCTAAAAGCAAAAAAGCAAATATCTAAAATAAATAATTTACCTTTGGAAATTGCAGACGTTGATAATAGTGAATTTTACGAAGCACAAAATAGATTTAGAGCAAAGATTAACGCCGAAATAAACAAGTGGCATAGTTACGACCAAACATTGTTTAGATTGTACCTTACTGGTAACCATTCAATGAGAGATATTGCCAACGGAACGGATATTAGTTTACGTTCAATCTTTGAAGTAATAGGAGAATGTAAAGAAAAGATTAGAATAAATTGTGGAGACGACTATTTAGATTTAATTAATAACGATTTAGAATTGATATGACAGCAAAAGATAAAGCAGAAGAGTTAGTAAATAAGTTCATTAAACACACTCAAGAATGGGATGAATTAGATGGATATGTTAACGATATTTATAGGGCTAAACAATGCGCGTTAATAGCAATTGATGAAATGATTAATTGGAAAGAAACTTTATTTGTAACGGAGGGAAGCATGGCTTATCAATACTTATTAAAAGTAAAACAAGAAATACAAAACTTATAAATAATGGCACGAAAAAAAGCACAAGGATTAGGAGATACAATCGACCAAATCACAACAGCAACGGGAATCAAAGCACTTGTTAAATTTGTAGCAGGCGAAGATTGTGGTTGCGACCAACGAAAGGAAGCGTTAAACAAGCTATTTCCCTATTCAAAACCTAACTGTTTAAGCGAAGCAGATTACAACTTTCTTAAGGAATTCTTTGAAGTTACAAGGGGTTCAGTTGTTCCAACGGTACAATACCGAATTAACCAAATTTATACAAGTACGTTCAACAAACACGCTGAATTTACAACTTGTGGGAGTTGCTTGTTAGATAGGATTAGTGAACTTAAAAAAGTATTCGAAGAGTATGTAAGACAAAACGATAATAATCCTGATATTTACACAGATTATGAAGACGTTACAAATCAAAAATTAATTTAAAAGCAAATGGAAACACCCGAACAAAAATCAGAACGACTTTGGATTGAAGGACAAAAAATATTAGTTGAAGAATTAGAATTGAGAAATAATTTTATTGCTGAAAACATTAGAATTAATCAATTAGCATTAGAAAATAATACTTTGTCATTAGAACACGAAAGAAATCAGTTAAACGAATATCTTAATAGATGATTTGTAAGTAATGTTTAAAAGAACAACCGCTATAAACAGAATTAAAGCAATGAAAGCTAGAATTCGTGTTATACAAGGCGGAACAAATGCAGGGAAAACATACGCTATCATTCCAATATTGATAGACCGAGCAATCAAAGAACAACGAATAAAAATAACCGTTGTTGCTGAAACATTACCAGCAGTTAAAGAGGGAGCGTTAGACATTTTCAAAACAATAATGGTTGAAACAAATCGATGGATTGAGAACAATTGGAACGCTTCAGCTTTGATTTATACTTTTACTAACGGTTCACGAATGCAGTTCAAATCGTTTGATTCAGATGGTAAAGCAAAGGCAAGTGGTAAGCGTGATATTCTATTTCTTAACGAAGCGAATCATATTCCATTTATTATTGCAGATGCTTTAATGATTAGGAGTTCTGAAACGTATATTGACTTTAACCCAGATAACGAATTTTGGGTGCATAGTGAAATACTACCACAGCACAATGCGGAATTTTTACTACTTACTTATTTAGATAATGAAGGTATTTCAAAGGAAACGCTCGAAGATTTAATGATTAAGAAAGAGAAAGCTAAAACATCTAATTATTGGGCGAATTGGTGGCGTGTTTATGGCGAAGGTCAAATCGGAAACTTACAAGGGGTTGTATTCAGCAACTGGAAAACAATAGATACTATTCCAAGTGAAGCCCGTTTATTAGGAATCGGATTAGACTTCGGATATACCAACGACCCGACAAGTGCAATAGCAGTTTATAAATGGAACAACAAGCGAATTGTTAAAGAATTGTTTTATCGTACTGGAATGGTTAACGGTGATATTGCAAACGCACTGCCAAAAGACGCTGTGATTTATGCAGATTCAGCAGAACCGAAATCCATTGAAGAAATAAGACGCAGGGGTTTACAAATTTATCCTGTAACGAAAGGTAAGGATTCAATCAACTATGGAATTGATGTAATGCAACAACAAGAATACTTAGTTACAAGCGATAGCACAAACCTAATTAAAGAACTTCGTGGTTATTGTTGGGACGTTGATAGAACAGGAAAAACAACGAACAAACCGCAAGGTGGAAACGACCACGCTATTGACGCATTACGTTACCACGAAATGGAATCCATAAGCACGAATAAAGGCGTTTACAACATTTATTAAACTTTGTAGTTTAATAGGTATGAGACTTGAAATAAACATACCAACTTCAATTGCGGAAATACCACTTAGTGCATACCAAAAATTTGTAAACGTTTCTCAAAATAGCGATGACGAAGATTTTTTAATGGAACAAATGGTGCAATGTTTCACTGGTTTAGAATTGAAATCAATCGCTAAAATGCGAATGACTGATTTAACTGAATTAATAATTTCACTTACAAAAACATTAGAAGCTGAAGGAACGTTCCAACAACGATTTAAAATTAAAGATTTGGAGTTCGGTTTTATTCCAAATTTAGAAGAGATTAGTTTTGGCGAATACGTAGATTTAGAAAAGTACTTGCAAGACGTTTCTACTTTTCACAAAGCAATGGCGGTTATGTACCGACCAATTAAAGAAACTTTCAAAGACCGTTATTCAATTCACGATTATAACGGAAGCGATGAATACAGCGATTTAATGAAGTTTGCACCGTTACAAATTGTTAAGGGAGCAAATGTTTTTTTTTGGACTTTAGAAAAAGACTTATTAAGGGCTACCCTGACATTTTTGGAGACGGAGATGACA